AGGTGACGCGCAAGCCTCGGCTGCCATACTCCTGATAGTCGAGATACCAGAGGCCGGTAGGGTAGGTGGTGTCGGCCACGCGCCAGTGCAGGAAGACCAGTCGCCGGTTGGTCACGTCATCCATGAGGCGACATGACGACAGGCGGGCTATGTTGACCCGGCCATCCCAGTCGAGCTTGTCGGTCACGGGCACAGGGGCGGCCACGAGATTGCTGAGCCAGATGCCGTCCCGGCTCACCCATGCGGCGAGGCCTCCGGAGCCGGGCGGCGTGAAGGTGGTGGCACCCCTCCTGCTGATGCAGCCCCGAGCGTCCGTCAGCGTCTCCTGCGCCTCACCAGCCGCGAAGATGCTGTCGGAGTCACGCGGCAGCCGATTCACCACCTGCACGGAGTCATTGCAGAACACTCCGATGCGGCCCGGCAAGACTACCCCGGTGACAATCTCATCACGCCTCCTCGTCTCCATCGGTATGGCATAGGTGGCGGGCCATGAGTCGGGGTAGCCGGCAGGCGTGAACCTGAGGACGCGGGGGTCATTGACGGCCACGCCCAGCAGGGAATCCTCGAATGGACCGAATATGGTGGAGAATGCCGGTGGGGCTTCGTCCCTATCGGTGTCCAGCCCGCCCACGCTGATGATGCCGTACTGCGGCACCGTCAGGCTGCCAGTAATCGCATTGGTGTCGGTGATGGTCGTCGTGCTGATGGCCGTCTCACGAATCAGGCCGCCATCGGGGAAGCCACCACCGTCCGTTGACCGGTACCACCGCAACTTGTCGGCCCGCGTATTGGTCGAGGTGCCCGTAGCTGTGATGACGACGCTCGCCTGCGACGCAATGGCTCCGGTGTGTGCTGTCGCTCCATGCACGCTTTCGATGCCACGGACACTGTCATACTCCGTCACCCAGTATTCCAAGCCCGTCGTCGCACTCATGGACCCACTCGTGCCGCTCACGCTGACACCGACTGCCATGAGGGTGGTTGACATGCCGATGGGGAAGGTGGTGAGGCCGCTGGCTGCCACGGCTTCCACCCGGCGGTTCTGGACGCCGTTGGCGAGGTAATGACGGTTGGCGTAGTGCGTGCCGACCACAGGCAGAGTGTTGACGGCCAGACTGTCAATGATAAAGAAGCTGAGGCCGGATGGCGCGATGAGGGCGGCACTGTAGCTGTCCCCGGTGTGGGCGATGACGTATTGCGACGTGCCATCGAACCCGGCTTCATAGAGTCCCTGCGCCGTTGTCCCCGCCACCGTCCCTTGTAGGTCGCGGCCTCGGGCGACGAAGAGGCCGGTCTCGCCCACTCGATACTCCGCCCCCGTGCCGCTCTGAATGGAGCCGTCGGAGATAAGGGTGGGCTCCGTCTCATTGAATCCGTCAGTCGGTGAGAAGGTCGCCACACGTTACCTCGGGCTCGCCTCGAACCAGGTGGTGCCGCTGCATACAAGGCTCAGACAAGACCACTGTGTCGCCGAGAAACTGACCCCGCCGGCCAACCGTATGTTGTTACCGCTACTCACGCCACCGGGCGCTGCGTTGCTGAACATGAGAGTGATGACGCGGCCGGAGAAGCGTGGGTTAGCTGTGATGCTGTGAACCTGCGATGTCCCCGTCACCTCGTAGAAGCTGCCGTCCGCAGGCGATATGGTGTTGCCTGAGACAATCGCCACGCCCTTGCGGGCTGGCTGGATGCCGCAGACCAGCACGTCGTCAATATCGGTCTGCGCCACCGGAGACATGTAGAACGGCACGAGACGGCTGCCGTGTGCCACTCCAATCGTGACGCCCGCTACCTGGTCATCGATGACGATGTCATTGTTCGACTGGATGCTCGTCAGGACGTGACCGGAGGCGGCGAAGACACCGTCTGCCCCGGACGTGGTGCCGGTGATGCGGATGGCAGACTGTGCCGTCGTGCCGGCCACGATAAACCCATCAACCCGGCAGTTGGCGACACCGTCAAGGTGCAGCCCGGTCGAGTAGGTGCTTGCCGCCTCGACGTAGATGTTGGTGAACTGATGGGCGAAGCTGGCCGAGCCGGCGGAATTGCCGACGTAGATGGATGCCTGAGAGTTGCCGGTCAGGATGTTGGCCGTCAGTGTATCGACCCTGATGTTGCTGCCGGGACCAACGATACGCAGATTGTTGCGGATACTGTTGGTGAACGTGTTGTTCCACAGCAGCATGGGGCCTTGCGCCACGGCGCCACCGGAGACCACGACACCGTGACGGGGGGCGCCCGTGACCAGACAATCGTTGATGTAGGTGCCGTTGAAAAGCTGCTTGAACAAAACGGCCTGCGTGCAGCCGGCGCTGGCGTGGCCGAGGATACCGATATGCTCCAGCGCCGCGTACTGCTGCGTCCCATCCTGCGTTTCGTTCTCGATGCAGGACGCGACATCCGTGGACGCCGACATCGTGAATGTCGAGGACGACCCGAAGGGAGAACCAGTCCCCACAAGCCGGCAACGGTTCGGGATCTTGACCGAGACATTGGTGATGCCAATCTGCGCGTTGTTGGGGACGTAGACCGTGCCGCCGCCCGCCGCCTTGACCTCATTCAGAGCCGCCTGCACGCCTGCCACGGTCATCGGGAAGACGTTGCCCTCGACGATACGAATCGCGCCGCCGCCAGTCGGCGTGCTCAACTGCCCGAGACGCGGAATGATCGCCGTGCCGCTGAAGCCGCCGATGGGCGTGAAGGTCACACCTGCGATGAGCGGCCCGGACATGGTCGCCGTGCCGGTGACGCCCATGTTGGCGTGCATGGTGACGGTGCTGCCGAAGGTCGCCGTGCCGGTGACACCGAGGGCGCCGTTCATGGTCACGGACGAGCCGAACGTCGCCCAGCCCGTGACGCCCAGCGCCCCGTTGACTGTCAGGCTGGCTCCGAACAAGGCGTCCGTGCTAATACTCACGCCCTCGACCACGCCCACCGGCAAGTCGATGATGCTGCCCTGATTCGCCTGATTGCTGTCTTGGATGATGCAGTCGTAGAGGTTGACGCCGGCCCAGAACTGCACCGTGCCGTTCGCATCACTCGTCATCATCGAATTGGTGAATATCGTGGCTGCTGAGTCGTCGCGCTGGCGGATGACGGTGTTGGGGATGACATAGGTGGCGCTGCCGCCGGTCACGGTGGGCTGCGTGTTGCCGATGATGTAGATGCGGTCGTTCTCAGCGACCGTCAGGGCGGCACCGGAAACGCTGAGGGAGTTACCGCCCACAGCCGATACCTGCCGGATGTTGGCCGTCAGCAGACCCGCCTGCACCCAGTTGTTGGCTGCGAACCTGGACGCTACAGCGGCAGAGTCGAAGGTAATCAGCGTCCCGGTGGAAGCGGCGCTGGCATGGCCGCCCCTCGGCAGGATGTAAGCCCGCCACGATGCCTTGGGGCTGAGCAAGCCCTGACTCCCTGATGCCCCCGTGATGTCGAATCGTGCGCCAGGCAGGCTAGCCATAGATGTTTACCTCGCGGCTCCGGTCTCCCGGTGATGCCACATGAGCCGACAGTTCACGGAACGCCAGCCGGGCCGTCTGGTAGGCATCGGCAATGCCCTCCGGCCTCACGCCAGTCGGTAGCCGCTTCATGAGTTCCGACCACGCATAGGCCATGTAGACCTCCAGCGCATGGTCGGGAATCTCCACTGCCTCGGCTTCTGTACGGGGTGCAGGAGTCACCCGGTAGAAGGTGAAGCGGGCATTCTCGGCCCCGGAGGGCGTCGGATACCAGCGGACCTGCGCGGTCTCGAAGAGATTCGGTATGGTGTAGGCGTAGGGCGTGCCCGTGATGTCGAGGCTGTACTGCTCCATGAAGCGGTCGTAGCTGATGAAGTTGACGCTGCGGTTGCGTTCCCCGGCAGCAGCCGTCAGCAAGTGCATGGCGAGTGGCTTCTTAACCGGGGACGAGATGGTGGAGAACTTGATATCCGCCGTGATGGATACATCCTCATCCAGAATCTCCCACGGCCATAGTCCCTTGCGGTTCATGATGCGCACGGCAGACCGAAAGGCGTCGGCAGCTAGGGCACGAATCGTGGTGTCGGAAGCGTCGATGGGCCGCGCCAACTCGTCCACCACGTCAAGCAAGGTGCGGCGGCCCGACTTCTCAGTCCCAGTAGCAATGACCACGCCGCCAATGGTCGGCATCTACGTTGACCTCATCAGGCTACATCCGGAAACACTTGGCCGACACCCAAGTCCCGCGTGATGTGATGCTTCTGCACCAGCGACAGGAAGGTTGACGCTCGCCTGAACTGCGTCCGCCATCCCGGCCGCTTGAGGGCGAGGCCGACATATTGCGTCGGCGCCTTCACATTCCCCTGCGGCAGGTTGACTAGCGTCACCGCCGGAACCTGACGGTACTCGTTACCGCCACTACCTTGCCCCCCCCAGCGAATATCCTTGTAGCCCGTGCAGATGGTGATGAAGCCGCCCTGAGTCCGGTAGTCACGGACATAGCACGTCGGCACATGCTTCTGGAAGGCGGCAATGATGCGGTCGTGAGGGATGCTGCCTGCGTACACGATGCCTCCGTCAAATGTGGGCTGGGGCACCCGTCATGGATACCCCAGCCCGTCAGTTACCGCTACTCAGTTACCCCCACGTGCTGTCGTCATCCTGCGCCGTGGACTTGGCGCGGGTCGTGGCAACCTTGATGATCTGCCCAGCAAAGGGATTGAGCACGCCCCCCGTGCCGGTGTAGACCTTCCAGGTGAGGATACCCACCAGCCCGTGCGGGTCCGCATGGTCCGGCTTGTTGGGTGGGATGAAGTTGACCTGCGGCACGCCGATGCCCTTGGCGTGCGAGATGCGAGCGACGTAGCCCTCACCCACCACCGGGCAGCGGATGATCTGGTCTGACGTGTTGACGGTGCCGGGGAAGTTGACACTGACGTTCTCGTCCTCGATGACCCGAACGCCGAACACTTCGCCAATCATCGCCTGCTCGAACTTGTCCTCGCCACGCTGCACGCCGCGCAGAGCGATGTCCTGGAAGGTGGCATCGGTGCGGAGGTCCCCGGCGATTTCCGGTCCGATGAGACAGTCGAAAGCCTTGCGGGGCGACCCCCCACGCGGCCGGGCGCTGCGAGACTTCAGGCCCGTGTAGGCGCTGTTGAAGGTCTCGGCAGCAATACGGTGCGAGGGGTTGTTGGCGTCAAGCGTGGCTTCCGTGAGCGTCTGCGACCCGTCGCCCCATGTCACGGCGACCGAGGTGGAGGCACCGAAGTAGGTCACGGATGGTGCCGTCGCGCTATTCGTGGTGCCGAGGTTGCACACCATGATGTTGATGTAGCGCTGGTCGAGCGTGTCCTTGGCGTTGTAGAGGAAGCGATCCGTCAGCGTCGGCACCGGGTTGGGCTCGGCCGTCATGATGGCCTTCTCGGTGAGGCGTAGGTCGTTGGTCAGCAGGGCAAGGCCGTAGACGACGGAATCGACCGTGAACGACTGGCCCTTCATGCCGGTATTCGTCAGGTAGCCTTGCTGCTCGGTGACTCCGGCCACCTGCTTGGGGAAGCTGTTGATCCTGTGGAACTCAATGACGGCACCGGAATTGGCGGGGATGACCTGCGTGTCGCACAGGTCTCCGGCCATCAACTGATTCTCCAGAATGTCCAGCAGGCGGTCCTGCCAGTAGTTGCGGAGAATCTGTTCCGGGCCACCAATGACGGTGGTCATCATAGCTGCGGCTGGCATGTCTTTTCACTCCTGTAGTGGCCGTCCTCAGCGATACTGCATGGTCGATTGCCGAAGCAGAGTCGAGATGTCATCCTTCGTCAGCTTCTTCAAGTCAACCTCACTCGCCGGGCTGGCCGGTTGTTTCTTGGGTGCCACCGGTGATGCGGCGCCGGCACGGATAGCAGCCCGCTGCGTGACTTGAATGCTGCGGACTGCCCCGACGACATCGGGCGGCGGCGTGGGCTTGCCGTGACCGTTCGCGGACGACAGGTAGCGGTGATGGGCGAGGCGGAGGAAGCCGTCCAAGCTCTGATGCGCCACAGCCTGTTCTGCTGCCGTCATCTGCTCGCCAGCCTTCGTCTGCACCCACCTGCCGAAGTCGTCTGCATCGGTCTGAGTCATCCCTTTTTCATTGAGGAAATTGTTGAGGACGATGGCCTGGTCCTCGGTCGGCTCCGTCGGTGCCTGAATCTCAGGCTGGACGTAACTGACCGAGGCGGGATTCATCGTCGCCTCCATCTCCTTAATGACGCGGTCGGCATCGGCTTCGGAGACGCCGTATTCCGTGCGGGCTCCCTTGAGAATCTTGAGAGCACTGTCGGTCACGGCGGCCTTGCGGAGATACCGGTCGCGCAGGATGCGGTCGTTCTGAGCGTTGCGGGCGACGATAGCGTCCACTTTCGCCTGCCACACCTTGTCGGTCTCGGTGAGCCGGGTGCGGAGAGACTCGACATCATCGGTCGGCACAGTCTCGGCTGGCATCTCGCCTTCCGTGCTGACTGGGGCGGCCTCGGTCGGTGTCTCTGCGGGCCCGGCCTCTAGCACCGGTGTATCAGCCAGCACGGATGCCTCGACTCCCTGCCCCGGCTCCCCATCAATGGGTGGCTGCCCGGTCAGAACGCGGATAGCGGCGCTGGCCTGCTCATCGGTCACTCTGGGCGTGATTCCTGCCATGTCCTGCTCCTCAGACGGCCCGGCTAAGCCGGTCGCTCGTCGTCGTCCTGCTGCACGGGCGCGTGGTAGAGGAAGTCCAGCCGGTTCAGCACCCACTGAAGTTCCCGGTCCCTCGCCATCATGGACTTGCACACTACGGGGTCGCTGGGCTCCGCAATGGAAGCCCGCCCCTGAATCCTGGTCGTGATGATGCGGGTCAGGGCAGCATGCAGCGGCTCGTTACCACGCATGAATGTTGCTGCCGTCGCCTCATCGGGCGTCAATGGTGCCTGGCGGAGATGCGGGATCATCTCCCGCACCACATCGGCGACCCGGCGGGCGCTGTTGCTCAGACTCGTTGCCATGCTCATTGGGCTTCACCCATAGCCTGCGTCGGCATCCCCCCTGTACCCCCGCCAT